ATTTAATAAAAGCAAATACTATTTAAAACATGGGCTTACGATACTTAAAACGAGTTAACCGATTTCCCGCAAAGAATGAAGCATTCGCCGACCCATATGCGCTTTCATCTCTGAAGGCTGTTGCCTCGACGCAGCAGTCTGAGTACATCGATAGCATCTTACAAGCATGGCACCGACCCTCCGGGGATAATGCTCTTCTTGAAGATGGCATAAAGAACTACGACATTGACCTCCCGAAAAGATGTGTTGATGGCGACTATCTAGCCATCCTAAAGAAAACTTGTGATGAGCTGCGACCGAAAACGCGTATCATCCCTCTCACGCTTGGCCACGCCGCTAAACATCCGAACTTTCCTAGAACCACCTCTCCTGGTTTTCCTTGGGTTAACCAAGGCTATGGTACTAAGTCGGACGTCCTCCGGGACAAAAGTGCGTCTGGTCACATCCACCGTGCCTGGGATTCAATTGGTCGAGGTATTCCTTGGTCACTCCCTGATTCACTGGCCTTTCATCGTGTAGTTGCTTCCGAGCAAACGAAGACGAAAGTGCGACCAGTTTGGGGGTACCCTACTGACGTCATTCTTGAGGAGGCGAGGTACTTTCTACCTCTCCTTGATCACCTCAAGGGTCACTGTCAAACCGAAGATGCATTCTACGGTTTGGGTATGGAAACAGCGCGCTCCGGTCACGCCTTCTTAGCTAGATGCTTCGAAGCCGTTCCTGGTTGCAAGTCGCTTTCCGCTGACTTTTCAAATTTTGATGCCCACGTGCCAGCTTGGCTGATTCGTGATTTATTCGCGATGATGTCAGATTGGTTCGACTTTTCCAAGGTTTTGGATAGTGAAGGGAAGGTATGGAATGTCAAACAAGAACAGACTTGCCGTCGATGGCGAGCCATGGTGTCCTATTTTATTAACACTAAAATAAGGTCTCCTTCGGGTTTTCGAGCTCAGAAGGCACATGGTATCCCCTCCGGTTCTATGTTCACAAATTTATTGGACACGATGGTTAACGCAGTTATGATGCGCACCTCACTCTATCGCACGACAGGCGAACTACCTGCTAAGGATTATTACTACGGTGATGATTCTCAGGTCTTTCATCTGCCTGATATTGATTTGGACGCACTAGCAAGTGACCTCTTATCCACGTTTGGCGCCATTCTCTCAGTCGACAAAACGATTCTTTCCAACTGTGTGGAGAACATCCACTGGTTAGGTTACTTTTATCGTCCCTCCGGACCGTCTCGGTCCCTCGACTTCATCCTCGCTTCTACCCTATTTCCTGAACGTGAGGTTCTTTCCCCAATTGATGCTTGCGCTAGACTTCTCGGTCAGATGTATTCGGTCATGAACCGACAATGCTCTCTCCTGTTCTACGACGCCATCAAGTGGCTCCAGCTGCAGCACTCTATCTCTGATGAGTTGCTACACGCGTATGTAGGTTCGCTACCTTCTAAAGCGTTCAAATACCTATCTACGCTAGGCTTGGAGATGGAAGACATCAAGCTACCACTCGTCTTTCCTGATCCGTTCGGCGACCGTTGGATTCCTAGCTTAATGCCGCAACCCTGCTCTCGTAGCTTCACCCCGCTTCGAGATCGTAATCTTCCTGATTACGCGTTCACCCCAGAGGCTTATTGTAATCGCGCCTTTCGTTTATCTGGCTTTCACGACTTCGACAAATATTTATTAACTCTCACAATGTTCGATGATCCAGATTCTGACGAGGCTTACTTTTCGTCTTAAC